ACGGTTTCCCACACTGGGTCTTTAAGTTTTTTATCAAAATTATTCCTGAACAAGAATATTTTGTCATAGATCACTAAGGTTTCTAGACTAATATTTCCACTTAGGAATTTCTTTAGCACTGGCGGATGTCCCTTGGAGGAGTCAAATACTTCCTCAAGTTTATTCTCTTCAAACAAGGTTTGAGTTTCTTCTTTAAAGATATAGGAAAGTGATTGTACTTTTTTCTGCCATTGATGGTATCTACTTTCACCCTCTTTCATAATTTCACCAATCCAGAGCGTTTCTGGATTGCTACAAGAGACAAAGTTAGCAACAAAAAAATCTACAACTTCTTTATCAGTTTTATTTCTTGCAAATTTTTCGAACCAAAAACGATCTTTACGTTTGTAAAAAGATTGAACAGTTGCTCGGCTCTTTCCACAATACTTATGATAGTCATAACTATCCTTTGTGAAATGATTTTTCAGAGCAAGATATTCTCTATAGGCATCGAATGGCATCATCAAAAAAGTAATATAGGGAAATTTTTGCCGGAATTTTTTTCACTCAGAAATGAAATTAAAGTGGCAGTTTGGCACGAGAACTTCTTTTTAAAAAGTTCAACTCCATTGCCTCATACTTAATCTTTTCCTTTAATGGTTTAGAAATAAGTTTTGGTACAGACTCAACATCAATATTATTTTGCTCACAGAAGTAAACAATCGCATCGATGTAATTCATATCTTCGTTTGTGTGTACCAAAGATTCGATCTCTTGAGCAAAACGAGATGGACAAAAGAATTTACTTTCTAGTACCTTTTCTAATTCATTCTCCATCTGACCCAGTATTGTGATGTACAAATTCTTTAATATAACGAACTAGTAATCTAATATAATCCTCTTTATTCCTTTTGTCAAATACTTTGACTTCCCCACCAGGAGTGACCATTAGAGTAATAAGTTTCACTGGTGGAATTTTAGTCATTTCATAATATGCAGCCGCATAGAACATCTCCTGAACAAAATAATTTTCAATCCATTCTTCAGGTTTAATCTTATCAGAAGTTTTAAAGTCTATTACAGCAAGTTCTCCATCATACTCTGCAATACAATCAACTCTACCAGCTAGTCCAAGATATTCCGAATAGAGTGTGCGCTCAATTGCATGAATATTATTTATCTTATCAAGATAAGGTTTTGCGTGAATGAACATAAACTTTGTCAGGGGTTGATAATCATCCCAGTTTAATTCTTTATTTTCGAGATAGTCTTGACACACTTGGTGAAAATCTGTGCCTCTTGCAGTTGCCTTGCGTGTAATAGCATTAGCTTTATCTACACCAACTCTCTTCCTCCATTCAACAAAGATCTGTCGATTATAGAAAGACGTTACTGAAGTGATAGAAGGCACCCACTGCCCATCGGGGAGATTGTACAAGCGGATGCCATTTTTTTCTTTCTTTTCTAATTCAATATCACCCAAATAATTATGATGAATAAAACTCATACACCAACTTCCATTTTCGCAAGAATATACTCTTTCACAAATCCAGAACGGACAATATCTTCAACTCCAAACTCAATAATATCAATCGAAGGCATAATACGAAGTACTTTCATAAAATCAATGATTCCATTCTTCTCATTCGTTTTAATAAGATCACTTTGAGTGGCATCACCACAGAACATAATCTTACTATTCTCACCCACACGAGTAATGATGCTATCAAGTTCGTGATAGTTCAGGTTCTGAAACTCGTCAACAATAATGATTGCATTATCAAGAGTTGTGCCGCGAATAAAAGAAGTACTCCAAAAACTAATTGTTCCTTGAGTTTTAAGATTGCCATAAAGCATTTCAAAGTCAGACTCAGATGGCAACTCAAACATATACTTTACCATATTCTTATAAGGAATTTGATAAAGAGATGACTTATCTTCATGATCACCAGGAAGAAAACCAATTTCTCTAGTAGCAACAAGAGACCTAACAATATAGATCTTTTCGTAAGGAGTCTTTTCATTTAAAACATCTCTAAGAGCATTATAGAGTGTGATAAATGTTTTACCTGTTCCAGCACAACCATATGCAACTAGATTCTGATCCAGTTTATAGCAGCGGAAAAGTTCTTCTTGATTATCTGTCAGAGGTTCAATTGTCCTCATCAAGTCTGCATTGATTGGTTTCTTTCTCTTCATTTGTTTGTTGCTCATTCCAAATGGTACCGGTGATTTTGGAGCGTTTCTCTTAGCGGGCATACAAAAAATTAAATAGGTTTTACTTTTGATCCTGGAGCCTTTGATGCTGCGTGAAGTACATCATTCCATCCTGGGTGAGACTTCTTAAGTCGGTCATAGACCTCACCAACTTCACCAGATGATGGACAAGTTGATGGATCTGACCAATCTCTATCCCAGTCTGGATTATCCTTCTTCCATTGCTCCCAATCGTGAACACTCAAAACAACTTCTTTCTGTTCACCTGTTTGTTTATTGATAACGGGATATGTTGCCAATGTTACACCTCCATTGTATGTAAGGATATTTATTCAATAGTAATAGAGGGAGCATCGACACATTCAGTACAACCATCGCGAGACCAACCTAGTGCTTCAGATACAGCAGGGAACTGACAAGTAAAGATACAACGTACAAGTTCTGCAATTTCCATATGTTCCTTCTGTGTACCGTGTGCAGAACGAAGATCAATATAATGAATCCACGACCTTACAGAACCGGTCATATAGAGGCGTGTGGGCGTTGCTAGGGGCAATACGAACCTTGCACACTCCTTTGCCACTCCTTTGTCCAGAAGGCGGTTGTAGAGGCGCAGACCCTGCTCAAAATGCATCCTAACATCCTCTAGCAAGGTCAGTTTCAAATAGTCGGGAATATCATCGATACTGTTCTGACGATTCTTTGTATCCTGCCTACGTAGTTCAGGAAGAGGAATAATTTTATTCAGAAGGTTAGTATCAGCATATCGTTGCGAAAATTCTTGATATGTAAAAGACCTATGGCGCAGAATTTGTGCTGCGATACCACGAGTTGTATTGATCTCTACGGTCATACTTGCCTGCTCAAAGATGCTCCAGTGTTGATGCTGAATACAGTACTTAAGCAATCCAGAAAACTTTTCATTCTCTTGATTAGCAGGATTACTTACCCTAGCACAGTAAGCCATATGCTTCTCTGCATCTGGAGTAACACTAATCAGTTTTACTTCGGGTTTCATAAACTCAAAATCAGTCAGCATATCCATCGTCTTCTCCATCGTAAAACACTTCGTCGTAATCATTAATGTAAGGTGAAATTTCTTCGTAACTTAATTTATAAGAATCTACGTCAGAATAAATCTCTGACTTTAAACATTCTACCAGAGATTCAAGATTCTTGACAATCATCTTAAGCTTTTCTCTATCCATTCATATGAACGCTAACAAAGCTATTATACACAAAAAAAGAGAGGGAGTCAAGTCCCTCTCTTTAAATATTCATTTACTTAGTAGTAAAATTTCAAAGTAAATCAAATAAATAAACGCTGCAGATGCACCAGCAATAGCAGCAATTGTAGAAATCATTTTCCTGCTCCTGCATTTACTAGCAGTGCTTGGTAACGACGTTGTTCTTTTTGCTTCTGTTCTTTGATGAGTTGAAGTACGTTAAGTTTTTTCACTTGTGCCCCTCCTTTACAAACTTAATACCACGATAGGTTTCGTTGTATTGTTGGGGTTGCTGCATCATCTGCTGTTGATACTCTAAACGCTTTTGCGTATCGTATTCAACGCCTCTGTATACTACTCTAGACATTAGGATTTCCTCCAGAATGAGATTGTTAGTCCCGTTCCTTCGGGCGGTTTGCGTCCCATTGGGATGAACGATCCGTTCCGCCGTCCTACTTGCGTCCCATAAGGGATGAACGTAAGGTCATTATAGACCTGTTGCACTATATATGCAAATAATTTTGTAATTTATGTTACAGTTTTATTATTTCTTAATCCTGATTCTTTCTATTGTATTGATGCCACTTACACCAACCGTCAGCTGCGATTTTGCCTTTCACAGCAGTGCAAGCATTTGGAGGTCTCCACATATTACAATTAGAGCACTTCTCATTTCCTTTTGGTTCATCTTGATACTTTGCAGTTCTTTTAGATGCTTTTTCTTCCTCAGACAAATACTCTTTAAAGTTCTTCATCAGTCTCTCTGCCTCCAATCATCTGGTTTATCGCCAGAAAAGAAATCAATTATATCATCTACACTATTAAATCCCGTTCTATGATTAGAAGGATCTGGATCTCCAAGATCCAGAGCATTCATAAACCCATCAAGACTATCTTCTTGCATATCAGGATTAGCAGCACGTCGTCTTGCTTGCCTTAACATTGTTGCAGCAGAACGATTTGCTTTTGCAAGTTTCTCTGCCCAAATCATATCACTCAGTTCTACAGGTTCTGCCTTCACAATACTTTCGCAAATTGCTTCAAGGCGAAGTCGGTATTGAGTAGAGAGCATATACTTCTCCAGATATAGTGTATTTAGTTAACGCTCAAT